TTTACCATTATAATCTGGATGATTTGGATTTTGAAATTGTGAATTTTGGTCTATGAATTTCATAGCAGGACCACCACCGTGACCTTCACCATTAACCCATTTTGCTTGATGACCTAACCAACCTGTTTTCCAATGTGGATAGGCTGTTGAACTACTCCAAGAATGTCCTGACAGGCCAGAACTCCAACCTACTGGATGAACAGAACGAACATTTAATGCTGGATCTTGTCGTTTCCATATTTTAGAATATATACCATTTGCAGGCTCCCATTCCCATCTAAGCTCTTTAAAATTTATCACAACCCATATTACCTTACAATCCTCTAAATCTTTATGTACTTTACCTTTCCATTGTTTTGTTTTTTCTGGAATACCATAAGTTTTTGTTGGAAAAAATGCATCCGCTCCATATACTGCCGTCATATCAAACCAATTATATACTTCATCTCGCCAGAAATTATACCATCTGGATCTTCTTCTTAAAGTAAAAGCTGATGCATCCCAAATACCATCGCCTATGATAGCAATGTCTTGATCATCATCAGTTTGAAATTTTGTTTTTGGATCGCCAGTTCTATATATCTGATTGTTATACCATACTTTTGCAATGAAACCGTTTTTTCCACCCGTATTCTCTGTATAAATTCTTAATTTATCATCCGAAGTAAGGGAATCTAAAGACCATTCTTTTGATTCCCTCCAATTATCATGTGCACCAATTTGAATTTCTTCTCCGTTGGGTCTAAGTCTATACAAAGTATATTTGTTATCAACTTGTAATCTAATTTTATTTTCTGTAGTATTATGATACGGACTTTTTGTGGCACTCCACTCACCTTCATTCTTATTTTCTCGTATCTCACTACCATCAGGATTAATTAATTCTAAATCATCGATTTCCCTAACTTCTACAGGAATACTATATTCATTAATTAATTCTTCTGTTCCATCTGAACCTATTCTATATAATCTATAAATGTCATTAGTATGTATAGTAACCGTTAATTCATTAGAATCATCTTGTATATCACCATGAAATGAACTCTTATGTAAATTCTTTTCGTCTACATTTACTTCAGGAGCTATTGAAGGTTCTACTGGTATTTCATCCACTACCGTTACATCAACTGGTAAATCATATCTTCCTATTTCTTCTTCATTACCGTTTGGATTTACTTTAATTAATCTATAAATGTCATTTGTCTGTAATGTTATCTCTAAATCAGTTGAATCGGTTTGACCTTCCCCATGAAATGGACTCTTATTAAATTCAGTTTCATTACCACCTTCTCTAATAAGTGAAGAATCAGAATTATCAGTTGGTATCTCCATTGTAACAACTCTATCTGTTTGAATATCAAATGTTTCATCCGTGACAATTGCATCTTTAATAGTAATTTTACCATTTCCTCTCTCATCACCATCAGCAGACATCAGTTCAATAAATCCTGATTCAGTACCAGTAATAGTTGTTGATACCGTAGTATCATCTATAAAAGTAGCAGTCCCAGTAGATGGAACTTCAATTTCTTCAGGTCTTTCTACTGACATATACGGAGTTGGTAATGATGTTGATGAACCAGGTTCACATTGTATATCAGTATAATATCTACTACCAACTAAAGTAATAGGATTATCTTGTGCATCACGATCTTTATCTTCTTGTTCAACACCCTTACCTAAATACCATGATAATTTTCCTGTTCCTTCTGGTGGAATAGTTATACGACTATATTGACGCTCCCAAGTTTTACCATCAACAACCTTTGTTTCTAATACAGTTCCCGCACCAGCTATTGTGGGACCAGTTAAGCTGTCAATAAATGCCTTTGAGGAAAAATGTGCATTTATACTACCATTCCACCTATCAGAATGATGTACCCAACAACTCAACACATAAGTTTCACCAGGTATTACTTCAAAATTCATTTCATATTCTACATCTTTAGTTCCACCTCTTCTCAAGTCTGGACTGGTTTCTAAACACCACTTACTATGACCTGGATTAGAAAATTCAACTATCTCGTATCTTGGACTACTATCATTTTCTTCAACAACACCATCACCAGAATTAAAATGACCATTAGTTGCTAAATTGTTAGATGGTGCAATAGGAACAGTTTCAACAACAGGAATATATGTTGATTTAGTTTCTGAATTTTCTGCGTAGTCTATAACAAAGGCATCTCTTACAATAAGAGTTCCACCTTTCATCAATTCATTTAATGATACTTCCTGTCCTTCATTAAGAACCCAATTTACTGTAACTTGTTTACCTGATTGATCAAATGTTAAAGGTGATTCACCATTTATATCCGCTTGACATAAACAAGTATAACCTAATAATCTAAATCGTTCATTTGCATCAATATCATTTATTGCTGGGTTTGGACGAATTCTTATTTCAGTTCTATCACCTGATATATCTTGCAACCAATATTTATCATCCTCTATTGAAAGTTCTATACGTCTACCTTCTACAGCTTTACCTTTTTGTTTATCAGCAGAAGGAGTTTCACGCATAGGTGAATCAATGGTGCCAGCATAAATTCCACCATCAGTATCTATATAATATTGTCCGTCCCAAATTGACTTATCTGATTTTTTAACCAAAATAACTTCATCAGAACCACCGATTTCTCTTAAAAAATTATATACTATTTTATAAGTTCCACGTTCATAACCAAGAGTTCTAACATGGGCACCTATATCTAATTTATCTGGTAATGGATCACGGAGTTGGCCAGATGCTATATAATTATCATTTAAATCATACAAACAATATTCTATTATATCTGTCGTAAGAGAACCAAATGGAGCAACAGGATCACCTTCATTTAAACCATTTAATTCTACCAATGGTAAATGTTCTGCAGTTAATCTTGATAATTCACCAGTTCTTGGATCTATTGTTAATTGTTTTTTAGTCATTAGAATTCCGTAAATTCCCTATCTATTATGTTATTAAGTTCTTCACCTTCTTCATAATCAAAATAACCATCTTCATATTCAATGGTATGTAAATCTCCTACAATATAACTTGTACCATCCGTACCTTGCCCTGCAATTATTCTTTCAAATAAAAGAATATTTTTAGAATTTTTATCTCGTAAAACACCACCCCTTGTATCTCCTGATTCAATTCTGGTCTTAATCATTTGTAGATACTTTATTTCATCTGCCCTTTCAATCTCTTGATAATACTGATTATTTTTTAACTCTTCTTTCGTGTATGGCATTTTTTATCTCACTACTTTAAATGAATGTTTCTCATCAAAAAATTGAATGTTTTCATCGGTTGTGCCACTACCACTTACAATTTTATATTCTATTCTATAAAATCTCTCAGATTGTAATCCATCCATCCAAAAATTAAAATAGTTTCCAATTGAATCACAACTTAATCTTGAACCACTTCCAAAAGGAACTATAATTTCTTCTGTATAAGCATCTTTAATTTGATAAAATGAACTGGCACTTGGTAAGGTTTTTGCTGTTGTATATCCTGTACTATATCCACTTGTTACATATGTTTTTTCTGGATATCTTTCTCGACCAACTACTCTAAATTTTACTTTTGATTTTTCTTTATATTCAGGTCTAAATCCTCTCATATAAAGAACCATATCTTCAACATCAGTATTAGAAAGTGCTGATAAAGAACCAGTCGTCCATTTAGAATCATCCCAAACTACTTCTAATTTTGGTTGATAAATCGTATGTGTTTCTCTACCAAAAAATTTAAAATTTCCATATCTTGTAGTATTTGCCTCTTCGGCTGAACCAGAATTTCCAATACTACCACTTCTCTTTAACATAAACCCTTCATTTGGTACATCTTTTCCTAACCATTTATTAACAATATCAGTTACATCCATTCTTAAATCTGATGGTTCGTGGTTGAACGATTGAGATGCTTCATAAGTACTACCACTATACCAAGTTCCACCTGATGCTGAAACTGGTGTGTTCCATTGAGTTCTTATAGTAGAATTATCTTTCCATTTCCAACTTGCCCCATCTTCAATGCCAGGATTTGAATCCTTATACCCAGAACCCATTGTCCAAGATTGACTAACTGGATATGCATATAAACTCTGTGATGTATTTAAAGCTTCAGAATTTGCATCATATAAATTTAAATAATATTTTGGGAATATAGAAGAAGATGGTATCAGACCAGAAACTATAGATGATGAAATGTAAGATAAATCAAACTTAATAAGGGCCCTTGAAACTTTAACTATCGTTCCTGCTGAATTCATATCCTTTCTAACTTCAAGTAATTGGTCAAGTCCAGTATTCATACTCTGACTTTCTTCATATAAAGTTGTATCTTTTGTTGCGTATTCAAAATAATGCATTAGATGTCTCCCAAGACTCTACCACGAATATCAGTATCGGGTAACTTAATTTCAAATATTGATGGATCTGTAGATGGATACACCACCCCATTAAAAGTTGCTGCCCTAATATCATAAATATTATTAGAATATCCTTGTGCTGATCCCCATTTATTAGTGACGATAATTAATTCATCTCTACCTTCTTGTGGTTTAACTATAGTTGCAACTCCTTCTACAGATAATATTTCAGCTACTACATCGGCCAAAATAATAGGTTGATTTATTTGCCACTTTTTTATGTCAAAATACAATCTTAATTTGGAAACACAATTTAATAATACTTCATTTTTATTAAATCCTTTCTTAGTAAAAATTGCAAAATCGAGGCCGATATTACATATCCACGCATCTTTAATTTGTACTGCATCAGTCATCATTCTATATTGACTTAAATATATTTTTACATTTTCTTTAACTGCACTATTTAATCTTGCTAACTTTCCTACTTGATTATATCCTAAAGAATACATATTCAATGCCAATGGATTCGCTTGGAATGTTGGGTCTGACTCATTTTGACCTGCAGCTGCTACTTGTTCATCTTGAATGATATAAACTTTTGCTATATTACCATACTTTGATGGTAGTGAATATACACGAGTTATATAATCATCTTTAGTAACTGCTCGACTTTGTGCTTGGAAATATGCAAGTGCATTTACTCTAACATCTTCAAGTGTTTCTGCCCCACTACCTCCCATTGCCGGTGTAGGATTACTTACCGCTACTGAATTTTTTGCAATAGTTTCTAAATTAGAATCTAAAGCTAATGAACTATCTAATGTTATACCAGGGTTACCAGTAATATTTTTTATACTGTTAGCAGTAACATTTCCACCTCCACCTCCACCATATGAATATTTAATAGTGAGAGTCGTATTTGTTGGTGCCTGTCCATATGTAGCCGTATTAAGAAAATTTGCAGGATCGAATGCTGTATCAAGGAAGCTTGGTGTTCCTGGTAAATTAGAACCTACATTTGATGGATTTGGAATTATTTCCTCATCTGAATTTGATGATATTCCTGAACCAAATCTTAATTCAGTTTTACCATCGGGTCTTATATAAGTTGTAAATCTTCTTGGTGTCTTAACAAGTTTTAATAAAAATGGTGCAAAATTTCTACCTCCTACTAAATCAGGAGAATTTAATGATGTATTCTCAAAATCTGCATATACTGTATCTTGTGCTAAAAATGGAACTTCATACCATTTATTACCATCACTATCTGTCATTGAAAGAATTTCTAATACAGGACTATTTGCAAGTACTATTCTTTTATATTTTTCTGCTGCACCACACGTATAATAATCAGTTATAACATTTCCACTAACAGCCTTTACTGATTTTTGTAACAACCATTTTGTAATATTACTACTGTCATCTACTTCAAAAATATCTTCTTGTCGTGGACTTACTGAACTTGAATCTCTAAACATGACATCTTCAGTCGTTCTAAAAACTGTTCCATTCGTGGATGTTGCTGTCATTCCAGCAGGAATTGTAAGACAATAATTTTCATTTGGTTGTCTTTTACCTTCTGATACATTATTCGGATCTGACGGTACGGTTTGAAAAACATTAAGTTTTACAGACGCGGGGGAAGCCTGTCTTGGTTTATATCCGTATCCCTGTGCAATTTGATATATAGTTTTCTTTTCTTCTGCATAAGCTAACATACTTTCTTTAAATTGTTCATCAATATAATATGAAAGAACATCTCCAACATATGATGCCATTTCTATGAACATCATTCCAGGTGAAGATTCATTAAAATCATTATATGTATTTGGAAAATATGTTTTAGAAAATTCTATTAAACTACTTCTAAAGGCACTAAAATCTTTATTTAAATATTTAACATCTTTATTAACTACCTGTGGCATCAATCTTCTCCATTTATTTTATTATTCTTCAGGTACAAATGCTTCTGGTAATGCATATCCTTCTCCACCACCTACATTCATACCAACATCAGTTGGTACATAATCTGACCATTGATTGAAATTAGCAGAAACTTCAGATTCATCTGGATCATTTGTCAATGAAAATTTAAGAGATACATCAACTTGATTAGAATCAGTATTAGGGAAATTAATCTGTATATCATTAACAACTATATAAGATAACCATCTCCCCATAACGGTTCTAATTTCTTGCTTAACTATATCTGAATATTCTTCCGTCATTGGTTCAAAAAGTAAATGATGGAGTCTTGAACCAAATTCAGGCATTCCCAATCTCTCACCTGGGATAGTCTGTAATAACACTTTAATGTTATACGAAGCCTGCTCACGCATTGTCTTTGTTCTTGGAAAAAATCCGTCTACTCCACTCTGTGCAATATTACTTGAACGATTTGGATCGTTAGGATCAAGTGCATCTTGTTGGTGTGGATCCTGGTATGTCAAAGGAAGTTGTAATCCTATAAAAACATCGGGATTTAAATCCTTTTCTCTATTTCCCATTTATATTCTCCTCTAATTTCCTAATGCCTGCCAATAAAAAGAGTGGCTACCATCAATGGCTGAGTTTCTATTAATCTGAAAGTTAGTAGCTGTAATAGTTGTGACGGGAAGTACATCTTGTGCATCTCCACTTATCCTTTGCGTGACAACATTAAAACACGCGTTTGGAAATACCAATGAAAACTCAAAATTTTGTAGATCATCTGAGTTCGAAGTTCCAGTTCCCCATTGTAATATAATACCATTTGGTAAATATGTGT